ATACAAACGTACACCTCTTAAGGATGCCCTCGGACCACTGAGTAAAAAGGGTTCGAAATATGTCGAACACATGCCCCTCATCATGGATGGAGTTACATGGAATGTAATGTCCGCCTACGAATTTGTTAAAAGTTTTGATCATGTAGGACTTTCTGGTATTTATACACAGAGGGTTTCAGGTAAAGTGATGTGTGACGCCATGGAAAAGGCTGTTATGGATGCTGGTGCAAACTTTGTCTTTGGGACAGAGTTGTTAAGTGTTGAGTATGGTGAAAATGATTTCGTCGCGACGTTTTCGGATGAAAGAGTTATTAAGGATGGAGTTCTCTTTTTGTGTTTAGACAATAGTCCAGCTCTCAAATTGTTAGGGGACAACTGGGGACCAGATGCATTCAAGAAAGTGAGTGAAAGTACATACGGCGCCATAAATGTTCTTCTCGATTACGATACCCCAATTGAAATAAAAACAGACATAGAAATCTCAACCACCACAGAATGGAATTTACAACCTAAAGTTCTCTCCGATTGTAAAACCATATCATGTGTCATTTGTGATCTCACACCAGAAATTCTCAAAACTGATCCAGAAACTCTAAAGGCTGGGGTCGTGAGACAACTCGGTGTCCCCACACCAAAGTCTATACGGATCGGGTGGGGTGCAGAATGGAAAGACAACAAATGGGTCTTCACACAATCGTCGGGTGTTCTCAGTCTTCATGGACAACTCCCATTTTTTGGGAAGTGCCCCAAGGTTGCCATGTGTGGTATGATGTCGCCGCGAGACACACCGTATTCGAGTGTCGAAGCCGCGACTGAAGTTTCCAGGTCTCTAAGTCATATCTGTTTTGGAACAAGACCACCCATGAAACCCATCTTACTGTCTCAGGTCATGTTATTTGTGTTTGTAGTACTTATAGTTTTACTATTAGTATATCGTATATGAAGTTATCAGCTAAAGTGTACGAACCCATGTACGAACATAATGAAAAAAAGTATATCCGCTTCACGATTCCCCAGAGGGTTTCTGAAATGATAGAGCGAATGCACGCGAATAGGGTACACCTACTCACCAACAAGAGTGTGAGTAATCCACTCGAAGGTCATGTTCTAAAAGTAAAGGTTCCATTCCGATATAGGAGAGTGATGTGCGAAGTTAAGGGGCGACCCTTGCAGTCTCTTATACGGGGTGATGAAGTTGAAATCGAAATAGATTTCAAGGGTATTTGGAATGTGGGAGATCACTCAGGCTTTTCTTGGGTACTCTCGAGCTCCTCAGTGGGCTCTACCGACTGATTGGGGTCATTGGGGAGGTCAATTGTCTTGAGACCACCCTTCTTGAACCCCTCAAAGGTGGAGAGCATCCCTTGCATACGGAACAAATCCTGTGTCGTTCTCTCGAGGCTCTCACGGAGCTTCTTAATATTATCTTCAACGTCGACGGTAGGCATTGTACCTATTTAAAGTTTGTACCCTTTAAATAAGTATGCTCACCAGAACCGGATACCTAGTGAGTGAGGGACCAATTCAAGAAATTAAAAAGGAACTTACCGTAAGACCCATCGTCAATGGAGACTACGGATTTCCTCCCCCGCCTTTCAAAGTTTTTAGACCAACTAAGAATGGAGTCTGCATTCCAAGATTCTATGGAACCGATAAACTTGGAGAACCCAAGGAAGATAAGAGACCCGAGCCCACCCGGATCCGAACCAAGTTTGTCGGACAGCTCAGAGACGCGACACACCAAAATGATGCCCTCGCAGCAGCGATTAAAGCAGGTCACGGTGTCCTTTCTCTACCATGCGGCTATGGGAAGACGACGGTATCCTTGGCAATAGCGTGTAAATTGGGATACAGAACGATGATCATCGTCCATAAACAGTTTCTCGCGGATCAGTGGCGTGAACGTATCCAACAGTTTTGCCCGGGAGCTACCATCGGGGTCGTACAACAGGATAAGAAGGAGGTGGAGTGTGACTTTGTAATCGCGATGCTCCAGTCCCTCTCCCTCAAAGAATACAGTTTCTCAGACTTCGAGAGTATAGGGACGCTCATCGTTGACGAGGCACACCACATCTGTGCGAAAGTTTTTAGTCAAAGTCTCTTCAAGATGTGTCCCAAGCACATTTACGGACTCTCAGCAACCCCAGAAAGGAAGGATGGTCTCACCAAGGTTCTCCACTGGTTCATGGGACCCACATTCTTCGCCGTTGAACGAAAAAACCAGGAACAGGTGGAGGTTTTCCCCATAACATTTGACTCACCAAATTATAGGAACCCACCACCATCCATGAGAAATGGGAAGATTTCCATGCCCAACATGATTACCCAAATTGTTGAGGATAGGTCAAGAAACCAGATGTTAGTAGAGCTCGTAAAGAAAGCATCAGCTGGAACGAGGCAACTTCTCGTTCTCAGTGACCGTAGACAACATTGTGAGTTTCTTCATCAGTGTTTCCCCAAGACATCGGGTTTGTATATGGGTGGTATGAAAGAGGCAGCGCTCCGGGAATCCTCAAAGAAGAAAATCATATTCGCAACATTCAGTCAAGCCCACGAGGGTCTAGATATCCCAACACTCGATACAGTTATCTTAGCCAGTCCCAAGTCTGATATTACCCAAAGTATTGGTAGAATCATGAGAGAGACAAAGGGGAAAAAGAATGACCCACACATCTACGATGTACACGATCCATGGTCGATCTTCACAGCCATGTATTACAAGAGAATGAAGGTGTATAGACAAGGTGGTTTCAACATTCGAGGCAAATTCACGGAGGAACCCAAGAGTGATTTCCCTCAGGGAAAGTGTCTGTTTTTATAATCTGAACATCTATTAAATATGTCTGGTGCATTAATACAACTTGTCTCAAAAGGTGTACAAGACGCATACCTCATAAGTGATGAGGGGCATTCCTTCTTCCGTACGAAGTTTACAAGACATACAAATTTTTCGCAGGTCCCTAAACTGATTAAAACGATAAATGATAACGATACCTCGATCACGATCCCGGTTCTCGGTGACCTCATTAACGCCTTGTGGTTCGAAGGTTCTTCCAATACCCTCACGATGTTTTCCAATTCTACTATTGACCTGTATATAGGGGGTCAGAAGGTCGATTCACACCATTTCGACTATTACACCGATATATGGTCAAATTATCTCGCGGACACCTGCACTAAATCACGAGATTTGAACAGTAAATCCTCCAATGAAAATCCAGGGTTCATACCATTACACTTTTTCTTTTGTGACCATAAGGCATTTTTACCTCTCGTCGCCCTCCAAAATCACCAAGTCGAAATAAAGATTAACTATGACCAAACCAGTCTCGCTGGATTGACGGATGAAGATAAAAAGATTGAAGTGTACGGTAATTACATTTTTTTGGATAAAGATGAAAGAGAGGCTATCATTCAACGACAGTTGGATCTCGTGATCACACAGGTTCAACGGGTAGAATACAAACTTAACACATTCGATGGATACAATACACTTGACTTAAGCCCGTTCAACCACCCAGTTAAATCGTTGTTTTTTGGCTTCAATGCAACCGTGAGTAATTATAAAATTGACTACTTTACGTTTACTGGTGCCGATTTACAAATCAATGGTACGTATTTATTTGAAAATATGAAACCCAATTATTTCCATACCGTGCAAAATTATTATAAATCTCAATACGGTGTTTCTGAATTTGATTCGACCCGAAACGTGATGGTATACACGAGATATTTCGCCTATCACTTCTGTATGAACGCGTCGGAGTATAGTCCATCGGGATCGTGTAATTTCAGTCGTTTGGACAACGCTAAAATGATCATAAGGGGTGCGTCCATTGGCGCAGGAAGAGTCCCTGGTCAACCCCTATACATCTATGCAGTTAATTACAATGTGCTTAGGATCAAAAATGGGTTGGGTGGTGTATTATTCGGGAATTAAACGTACTACGGAGGAAGACCCCGCGGTAGATTCAATATACATTTATGCCCTGATGGCATCTGATACGGCTAAAGCAACTACGCCTAAGATGAAAGCTATCACGACGTAATTTAATTCACTCTCCTCTAAACCCCCCTGAATGTTCAGGGGGGTGACAGCAGGTGGATCCACCACCAACTGTTTGGGAGGTTCCAGTTCCTCCAATGGATAGTACGCTATCATTTATATATATTTAGAGATTAATTTCCTTTTTCGCCTTCCTCTGTCTGGTGGTACGCTTACCTTTGGTGGTGGCGACGTTCACCTCCTTGACTTCACCTCCAGTGGAATCACCAGAAATTGAGATGATGTCGGAGATGTCATCCTCATCATCCTGGGGTTCGAGGGGGGAGATTTTCGTCGTGTTCATGGGGGGAGCGGGTGGCATCATAATCCCACCCATCAAACTTGATATATCGATACCTGGACCCTGCATCTGGTACTCACCAGAACCACCCACGGGAGCATCCGTTGTAGGACCCCCTGGAGCACGAGTGGTGTTCTGGACCGCCGCCATCATATTCTTCACCAGGTCGGGGTTCTGCTTCATCACATCGTTCATGTTGGGCATCACTGACTTGAACATACTATTGGTCAGGTGGAACATCATCGCCGAACCACCCAACATCATGATCAACTTGATTTCGGGGGCGACGCTGACCTTCGAGCGATACTTCACGTACAATTCCTCGAAAACACCATCGTAATCATCGACACCTTCCATCACTGACTCCGACCAACCCTCGAGTTGGATCTCGAAAGGGTTGTACCTCTTGTTGAGAAACTCCAGCCCAGTCACACACGCCACGAGCATCCGTCGAGAGAAACGAACAGACTGTTCCACGTCAATGCTATATGTGATTCGCTTCACCTCTGACCTGAGCTCTTCAACATTAGAGTACGCGTTGAGTCTCTTGTTCACCGCGAACCCCTTCTTTTCGAGGCGACTCAATTTATTGATGAGATCAGCCTTCTCCTCGTCGATAGAGGTGTATCCCTTCGTCGGTTGTTCTCCCTGTTGACCGGGACCAGGACCCATATCCATGTCTTGGTCGTCGTACATCTCTTCCTCCCCATAATCAATCTCTTCATCTTGTTGGTGTTGCACAGGAGCAGACTGTTTGTTGGGATTCACAAAAGCATCCATACTTTCCTGTTGCTGGGGCATAGGTGGTGGATTTCGAGTGGGTCTGGTTGGTCTTGGAACACGCTGGGTTTGTGGAGTAGATATTTCAATCTCATCCATGATGGCCTGTTCATCCGCATCTAATTTCATAATGTTGGTATTTCCTCTGTCGAGTACGATTTCTTCGTCCATCTACTCTTTATGTAGAAACTAAAAAAAATACCTTTAACGCAGTTTAAAAAAATATTTGTACATTATAAATGTTTACCCTTAATCGTACCAGTCGTAATGCGCTCTCAATGATTGTCATCCTTCTCGTGGTCATCTCGGCTCTCGCCGCTTTCAGGACTACCACCACCAGTAAATACCAGCCCAAGCCCATCACCGTCAAGACTGTCAGTGATGCTTCAATTTTTGATCTCCCAGTCAGCTTGGAATGTACTGCCGGGTCTGGGAAAAAAGATAGTCCCTACTCCAAGGGTCTCACACCAGGTGGTATCTGTGGCGCCCAGGAACTCGTGAGTGCACACGCTGGGTATGAGATTACCGATGGAATTGGTGGATCTTTAATCTAAGCTAATATAAATGGCTCTCATTACAACTCTCAGTGAGAGTATCCCTGATCTCAATTATGAGTATCACACAGTGACGATAGATACAATTGGACAGAGTAGCGCCAATGTTTTCACATGTCATCTCCAAAATCCACTAAAAAATGTTGTTCAGGCTAGACTGTTAGCCACTAATATTAATACGACAACTGATACGAAACACTGTTATATTTCCATTAGCGAACTTGATACAATTTTCAGTGATAGAGCTTCAAATGTTTATGAAGGTCAAAGTTCGATGAGTATGCTAAGAAATTCGTTTGCGAGTATCATAGGTGAAGGTACGACATCGTTCAATTTTAAAGATAATTATCCCATTGTGACCCAATATATCGATCCTATTCGTACGATTGATCGATTTACAGTGACTCTCAGAAACCAAAATGGTGTACCTATTACACCATCTAGCCCCGTTAAAAATAATTTTATAATTCTTCGTTTCGTGTGTAGAAAACCCAATTTGTAATTTTCTCCCTTTACTATAGTATACCATGTCTGCAGGCATTGTTCAATTGATCGCTATCGGAGCCCAGGATGAATACATCATGGGTGACCCCGAAATTTCGTTCTTTAGTTCAACGTTTAAACGACATGCTAATTTTTCACAATCCATCGAAAAACAAACGATCCATGGAGCGGTGAAAAACAATTCAATGTCCAGTGTTCATTTCGAACGATCTGGCGACCTTCTCGGCTATGTCTATTTTACAATCGATAATATCACATCAGCCCTTGATATTCAAAGGTGGGATACCATCATAGATAAAGTGGAACTTCTCATCGGTGGTTCGGTCATCGATACCCAAGATTCCATATTTACTGAAAAAATTGCGATTGATACATTCGCACAAAACGTTTCCAGAAGTGCGAATGGTACACACCCAGGTGTGAGTGCGCGTTCATACTTTTACCCCCTTCGCTTCTTCTTCTGCGAGGGTCCTCAATGCGCCTTACCCCTAGTAGCCTTAAACTACCATAATGTTGAACTTAGGATTCACTGGGCTACGGCGGCAGCGGACTACAACGTAGAGTGCTATGCGAACTACTATTATCTCGATAACGAGGAGCGTGGTAACATCGCAATGAGGAAACATGACCTTCTCATCACCCAAGTACAGAAAAACATTCCATCTCGTACACTCGTCCAGGATCTCACATTTAATCACCCCGTGAAGTATATCGCCTCATCGGATACGACCACGGATGGTGCGCTCACTTCACCCCTTAATAAAATTAAGTTAAACATCAATGGTACGGATATGAGTAATTATAAATGGGGAAAACCACATTTTATTGATGTGATGAGTTACTATCACACAAACTTTGTGACGTCCCCAGATTTCTTTCTCTATTGTTTCTGCCTCTCAACAAGCTCACTTCAACCCACAGGTACCCTCAACTTCAGTCGTTTAGAGTCCGCTAAGATCATGAGTGAATCAATGCCTATCAACGACCCGATATATGCGGTCAACTATAACGTCCTCCGTATCGAGAACGGTATGGCGGGACTCCTCTACGCGAATTAAAATGCTAATCTATATTAAATGGTCAAGAACTTGCCGACAGTCGAACGATCTACAAAAATTAGGTTCGGTAAGAACGCAACAGAGAACCAGGGTGAGAATACGATCGTGTTCAATGCCAGTGATGTCCAGATTGATGCGACACAACCGGGATCGGTGTACATAACCCCTTTACGTCAAGTGCTTGATATTTCCGATCGAGAC